TGTTTCTTCCGTCTGTTCCGCTTCGCCGGCCTCTTCTGCTTCTTCCGTCTGTTCCGCTTCGCCGGCCTCTTCTGCTTCTTCCGTCTGCATCGTGCCTTCTGCGTCTGACTGCTCTGTCTGTTCCACTTCTTCCGGTTGGGATTCACTAGGCTCTTCCGCTTCGGATTCTGCTTCAGATTCACCATTCTCCATCGTGCCTTCTGCCTCTGACTGCTCTGCGTCTGACTGTTCTGCTTGCGACTGCTCTGCTTGCGACTGCTCCTTGACAGGCTCAGCCTCTGGTTCAGATTCGGACTCAAATTCGGACTCTTGTTTGGTTTCTTCGGTCGTCTCGGCAGAAGCCTCCAGTGAAGGTTCCGACGCCGTATTCGAAAAACTCATAGACCCTTCAAGCTCCTGGTCCGAGTCCGAGAAATGGTCAAGTGTATCATCGGGTTCCATTTGAAAGTCTTCTTCGGGTTCCGCCTCAACCTCTGTCGCCATGACCTCTGCAACTTCTTCGCAATGGTCCCCGACATCAATGAGCCCCTGTGAAATCATCATTAGATTGGTCACATAGGGTTCGATACAAGTCAAGTAATACATGTTGTCTATCGAATGAACCACAACCTCATACGAGGTATCGTGTTTATCCACCTCTACTAAAAACCCAGGATTTACCTTTATTTTTCGGATACGATTGACTTTCATGTCCTGTTCCACTTGAATATGGCTCATGAACTTTCCAATATACTCAATGGCGGCGGGTTCATCATTATTCATGAAGTTGACCGAGAAGAGGTGAACCATTTCAGCATAAGGTATCTGTTTGTTGATTTTTTCAGTCAAAAAACTATCCATGCTTTCCATGGTATTAAAGTTGGAGACTCGTTTGTAACGAAGCGTGGTCGTTCCTTTTTCATCGATAAAATTGAACACGGGTGAAAAACACTTCATGAATTTCTTAATGTTCAGGTTTGCATACCGCTTGTAGTGAAACGAATATTGGAGGTCGATGATTTCTACCGTATCTTGATACAAGTCTTGAAACGTGTCAAAAATATGATGGGTTGGATCCAACTTCTCCGAAAGCTGAGACAACACGTTGGCGGTAATCTCTTTTATCAGAGTTTCGATTTCTATTACGGTAATGAGTTCGGTAGGTTCTAGCTGAAAGAAAATGTGCCCGTGTTCATCGATGGTGAGTACCAAGGACTGTGTCGGTTTATAGTAAAAGAGATAAGATAATGTATTCAATCGCTTACATTCGCTGCTGTATTTCTGTATCATCTTTCGAGGCATGGCTGGGGTTTTCTTTCCTTTCATACTGAACCCGTCGCAAAAGAGACGATACATGTTGTCTTGCTTTCTAGACCCCGTCAACTTCACAAAGGGATACATCATATCGGTCTGTATCATTTTAAACACCATTTCAGAAGGGAACTGAAAGGGTTGTAAGGTATACAAGACAAAATAAATACTTTTTATCCCATGCTGAATGAGATGGTCTTTCTGGTGAATGGAATGATGATAATCAATCATGTCGTTGTATGCCTTGTATTGCGTATATTCGACCAAGGGAAGCGCCGACAGCTCTGCGCTCGAGTTCGCTTTCTTCTCAAATAGATAAGGAAAATATACGTTGGCCATTTGCCCAATTTCATATTTTTGTGATTCCCAATAAGCATAAACATCGGTCGCTTGGCAGACATAGACCTCTTTGGGTAGACCGAGCCATAACGAGTTAGATAAAGTATTCGAGTCTTCTATCATGGGAAAAATGTTCTCATAGGGGTTTACGATAAAAGGAGATTGTTTCTTGATACCAATCGGAAGGGTGGTTTCTACTTTTTGTTGGTCATATTGCAGAAAATCTTCCAATTCGTATACCTCCTTTTTTTCAGGCAATTCGAGACCATGATTGACACAAAATCCATAAAAGGTCGGATAACTAATCACCCGTGTATTTTGGTTAGAGAGTTTCTTAAAACTGTCATAAGGATTCAACAGCATCGTCTTCTTGTAAAAAAGATAATACCCTTCGATTTGTTTTGAATCAAGTTGTTCCGATAATTTGTATTTTACATTTTCCAGTGTGTCATCCTTGTAGATTTGAACAATCTTCCTCTCCCTTTCTTTATTCTGTTCTAAAAGAATAAAGGTAACCGGGAACATTATATAAAAGTCGTATTATATTTTAAGGGTTTCCCTTTAAAATGTAATGTAAACTAATCTAAAATGTAATAGGCGAGTTAATCTTTCAATATCCTTTCAATGTCCTTTTTGATATCCTCCATTTTTTTTTGAGTTTCAGGCAGAACATCGGTCATTTTATAGTTATTTACTTTGGATTCAGACAGTTCCTTGATTTTCTTGCGATAATCATTAATCAAAGGCTGAAGACTTTCTGTTTTTTCTTTCATTTTCTTGAGTTCTTCTATGAGAGGAACATTCTCTGGCGTCTTTTTGTCCATAAGCGTTTTCAATTTATTGATGATATTTTTCGACAGCGGGTCTACGTCTAGTTTGTCTGATGCATCCTTTTCAAGTATCACATTCAGTGCCTTGACCAGTTTATCTAAAAGGGTCTTTTGTTTGATAACGTCATTTTGAATAGAAACCAAATCACTATCCATATACCCCTCCTTGCGTGGAACAAAGAGAAGAGCTATAAAAAGAAAGACGACGAAACCTAAAAGATACATTATATTAAATGAATATGTTTTTTAATAACCAAGACAAAAAATAAATGGCATTTTTTACAGGGATATAGGCAGCATTCGAGGTTTGAAGTCTATTAAACTCTTCTAACAATAAGCTCTTCACGTGTTGTAATTTTTTAACGGTTGAATTCCCCTCCTCTGTATCGTTCAATTGGGTAGGGGGTGTGGTCTCGGGAATACCTTGTATCAGATTTAAAAAGTCCTCTAGATACGCTTTTTCTTCTAGGGTAATGGAAGGAGCCATTATCAACTCATAAATGATGCTCTCCATCTTCATGAACGTTCGGTGACCAGTATGGTCTGGAAAATTCTCAGGCCGCGCGATGGGTTCTGCTGGATTATAAAAGGGTTCCCGAGACGAAAAAGAAAGAAACAGGAGTAAAGCCGCGACCACATACAGATGCACGTATCGCATTATACTACCTTTATCTATTTAAAATAAGGGTTGTCGTGAATCGTCATTCCACAATAGTCAGTCCGATTTTCTTTGTAGTCAATAGGCTCGTATACCCCTGCGGCAACAGCATGCGTCAAGACATACTTAAAGTTTGTCCAAAACTCGTCGTTGTGTCCAATGGTAGTGGTCGTGAGATGAGACAACTCATGTAAAGCCACAAACATCAGTGTATTTGGGTCAATCAACTGATTGTTGTCTTCTTTTTGCTTATTCAGGCAAAACGCAATCTTTTTCCCTTTGTTCTCACTGTAGGCTGTATACTCACTGGTAGGCAACGTCTCGACAATTTTAGACGAATTAAACCTACTCGCAAGTCGTTTGGTCCTCTCGTCGTCCGGTTGATGCTCTTTCATATACGAGACAAAATCGACCATCTTTTTAGAGGTGGTTGCCAAAAGGTCCGCGGCGGGCTGAAGCTGGTCTCTTTCGCGAACGCAATATTTGTCTCCGTCTACAGTGGACACAATACACTTCAATTGGAAATAATCCGAATCTAAGTAGATGCGATAAGAAATAAACAAAATAAACCCTGTCATGAGAAAGGTTAGAATGTCTTCCTTGTCCATTACATTCATTCTTTATTATTTTTCAAGAACAATAAAAATACATACAAAACATATTTTATATCGACTTTGGATTCGATATAAAAGGTAGGGTTAGACTTTATCTTTATCTTCGAGGTTGTCATCCATGTGATACTTGGCGATACTCTCCTCATAATCGTTAAATATTTTTGCAAGTCTTTGCCGACTCTTGTAATTACTATAGAGAAATACAGCCCACAGGCCGAGACCTGGAACAATGAAGAAAGCTGGGTCTAATGAGCACGGGCACATCTTTTGAATCTTCTATTCTATTAAACTTCTTGTCAATTTTAAGCTGAACCAATCTCCAGAGGTCTACGCAACGTGTCAGGTTCAATGGTGCTCTCGTTCCACGGGCCCACATTTTGTCTCGGAATCGAATACTCGGACCGGAGCTGAAGGTTGGCGTTTCTCATACTGCTTCCCACGGTGTTGATACCGATAATCTGTCCGGCTGACAACATATTCACGTTGACCAAGTCATCCGAGGCGGGGTGAAGAGAAGACCACTCATTGGCAGCCTGGGAAGGAAGTAACTCATTTGGGGTCATACGCGTATTGACGACATCCGCATTATTGGTCCGAGGCGTTGCAATCCCCGATACCTCTAAATAGTTGTCATTCTTTAAAGACGCCGCCGACCCGAGTTCCGCCGTAGCAGGGCCTCCCTTCATCTGCGCCACTTCTGGAAAGTTGGCAGGGCTGAAAGAGCCCGATGAATTGGTCAAGGGTTCACTTGGGGTTTTCTTTTGGTTGTACTGCACTAAAACCACAATTAAGACAATGACACCTAGTCCCAACAATACATTAAAAAGGTCCTGGTTGGGTTGTTTGATGAGTTTAGAAAAGTTCATATATAGAGTATAAAATATAAAATAATTTTAAAGAATAGAAATTATTCAGTTTCAGGCTCTTCGTCATCCACCACCTCCGCCAAATTTAATTTTAAGGTTAGATTTTTTTGTAGAAAAAGCTTGCGAATATTTTCTACAATATCTTCCTTGATATGTTCGTTGAGTGTATCGTAAATGTCGTAAATAGACTCTTCCTCGAGGTCCAATTCGGATTCTTCTAAATCTTCCACGGAAGGACAGTATTCTTCTATAGTATCCGTATCCTCGGGTTCGACGGGTTTCAATCGGTCCAACTGGGTCAATTCAATGTCAAACATAAAATGTTTTGTATTAAATCGTATGCCTTTCACATGAAACGTGGGGAATACCTCTACATCATCCAATTCATGCAAAGGTCCAGCTTTCAGTTGGTCCTCGTCTATCTTACACATGATATCAAAGCACTGTTGTTTGATGTTACTTTTGAGCGGATTGATAAAGGAACACTCAAATTCATGGTGTGTCATGGGTTCCTCAAACCAGTCCATGGATTGTGTGTGAAATTGAGAGATGACTCCTTTGTAGAATTCTTCAAACCATTCCAGGTAGGATTTATTTGTCAGAGAGACATAAACATATTGAGAAGAAGGGTCTGTCTTTTTCCTATAAATACATGAATGGTCCGTTCGAATGAGAAAAGGTTTACCGTCGTATTCCATTTTACAAAAATAATGGTCATCCTCCATGTCAATCGCGTTTCCAATGGTAAGGCGCTCTACCTCATATTGGTTTAATACATTCATTATAATAAAGGACGAATTATTATAATGAATACAGACGCATAGTAGATAAAAGTATATATAGAAATATATATGCTGCCCATGGGTCTATCCTTAGGTGTTTACAAAAAACAGTCCAAATCTCCTTTTGTGTTTTGTTCCTTTGATTTTAAAGAAGAACAGAAAATATGGCATAAGGTGATGGGTCTGGAAAAGGTGCCTTCACAGTCGAGAAAGAAAAGCGCACGGAAGACGACGACCCGAAAATCGAAACGTTAAAATACTTATGCGGTTTATCCAATTTCACTCCATTTATTCTTATTGAACGGAGTGACCAGGAAATCCTTTTCTTTTTCCTCTCGTAATTTCTTCAAGATATCGTCCGGGACGGAACCCGACAATTTGTATTTAGACAGATATTCCTTGTCTTTTTCCGTCGCATAAGGCTTCTTTCCATAACAATTTACTCCAAACTTGGCGTGTTTGTTTTTGACATATCCACCATTTACTCCTACCCGACCACAGTCACGTTCGTGGCCAGGAAACTGTTTCAACTGGTTTAAATATTCCTTTTGACTGGGGAATAAAACCAACTGGTCATCACTCCATCCATAACTGCACCAATTTGCTCCATTCGTGTAAGCATTTTCGATTTCAGCATACGTCGCAAGTCTAGAATCCAACAGTCCGCACGCTTCCTTGGCTTCGTTATAATTGAATATGTTCTTTCGCAAATGAAAAACTTCGCCCGTCGAAGTCTCTTGGATTGCGCGTCGGGGTGTATCCCTATGTACATTGACCTCGATTTCTGGCGTCTTTTCACTAAACAGATTACGAAAGAGCTGCTCAAACGAAAAATCCTTGTCGTTGTAATAACGAACATTCATCACAATAATGGCGACCAATACAACCCAAAGAACAATTTCAATGATAAAAATATAGGGTTTACTTTCTGGATTAGACTCTGAAGCATTGTTTAAAAGACTGAATATGACGACGTAAAAAAGAATGACAAATACTAACAATAAAATCATTTTTACTCGATATATATTTAAGAATCCGATGATGTCTCTGTTCTTCTCATCATATGCCACGGCTTCTTCTTCCTTCATAAACTATTTCATTATTTTAATTTACAGATAGAAATAGAAAACTCATATAAACAACCCTTTTCTTCTAACCTAATGACCGAAGAACTGCTTTCAAGAAGTTCACAGAACATCGCGACGATGCTACAGATTGTTCTTTTACATGAGCAAAACTTATCCAGATTGCCTACAAACCCGAATCAAAACAATCCATTGGGAGACCTTATCAATATTGTCTTTACAAGTGAAAACATGCGTCGGAATACACAACCGACTCCAGAAACCGATCCAGAAACCGACCGAATTAATGCACGCAATGCACGTAATCAGGCGCGCAATCAGACACGAAACAATCGTTCAGAGTCCCGTTATAGCACACATCGTTACGGCGACCTCATTACCCCTATTTATACAGAATGTCCGATTACACAAGAACCCTTTCAAGAAGCGGACGAGGTCGTCATGGTGAGACAATGTCGTCATTTATTCAAGAGTGCTCCCTTCCATGAATGGATTGTAATCAATCAATCCTGTCCTTACTGCAGAAGTCAGCTATAATTCAACCTTGTCTTTAAAATTATGGATAAGATTTTCTTTGTTTTGGTTGGTAATGTCACCACAAAAAAGAACATTCTCGTAAAGGGTTCGTAACAAGGGATTGGGTGCTGCGCTACCTGATTTAATTAGATTGTGATTTTTTAAATAATTACGAACCGTTTGAATACTGGTTTTCTTTATTTTTTGAGCACGCTCTCCGTGTAATTTACGTGTCTTGTTGTTTTCGATTAAGACATAGACACACTTCTTTTTCTTGTTTTTACCGAGGACCATCTTTTCAGTGGTTTCAGGTTCATCCTTTTTTGTCTCGGGTTCTGGTTTCTCCACAGGGATGTCAATCGGGTCTATCTTTATCTCTGGAACCACTTGAACTGGTGGAACGGGTTGAGCTGGATGGGGTTGCGCGTTCCATGTTTTAAACGTAGGCTTTGTCCCATTCTTTAAAATACCATAGGGTTTGTCTTTGTTCGAATAGGAGTCGGACACAGCACAGATTACGGCGGCTTGCGGCACTGGCGCAGGCACAGTGGGACCGTCAAAAGATACATCGTTCAAGACGGGTGGGTCAATTCTTGTCTTTTGGGTTTTTCTCCGTTCAATCAGTTTATTCAAAAGAATTTCTCTCAATGTATTGGGTTGGATGACAACCTGTTCTGGCAATTTTCGTTTGGTTTTACGTTTGCTAGTATGAAGGAATTCGGGTTTAATGGTCACGGTCTTAGAAGCCATATAGAGAAAAAACAAAAAAAGATACGCACTTGAACCTATAGGACATTGTCTTTGTTCATTCTTATTGTTTTTTAAAATTGAATTAAACAGAAACCCGCATATAGAGTGAACATGTCGTCTTACTCCAAAACCGATTGCTGGAAAGTGATTGAGTCTTACTTTCGCGACAAACACTTGCATCAGCTTGTGAGGCACCAAATTGAGTCTTATAATGATTTCATACAAGTTCAGATGAAACGAACCATCGAGATGTTTAATCCACTGGTTATAAAATCTCCGTATGATTACATTAAAGAATTTAAGAAATACAGACTGGTCACGGTCATTGAGTTTGAGAATCTGTGTATTTATCGTCCAGAAATTCATGAGAACAACGGGTCGACCAAGTTGATGTTTCCGCACAACGCACGTCTGCGGAACTTCACGTATACCTCTAACTTTACCATTGACCTAAACATCAAGTATATCATTCGTAGAGGCGAACAGCTAGAAATCGAGGAAGTCAAACAGGTGAAGTTGTCCAAAATTCAATTTGGAAAAATCCCTATCATGATAAAGTCTTCGATTTGTATTCTAAACCAATACGAAAACTTGAGACCGGAGCAGCTTGACGAATGCAAGATGGACCCTGGTGGGTATTTCATCATCAATGGGTCCGAGAAGACATGTATTGGTCAAGAAAAACCAGCAGACAACACCATCTTGTGTTACAAGCAAAAACCTGGGAACAAATGGCTGTGGACATCAGAGGTTCGCTCGGTCCCAGACTGGAAGTGTATTTCACCCAAGCAGATTTACATGATGATTTCGTCGAGATTGCTTTCGTGTGGGAATGAGATTTTGGTTCAAATCCCTCGTCTAAAGCGCCCGGTTCCATTGTTCGTCTTGTTTCGAGCGATTGGACTGAAAAGCGACAAGGAAATCTGTAACATGATTTGTTTGGACGTGGAATGCCCAGAGAACCAGGAAATCCTTCACTACCTCAAGGCTTCGATTCTTCAAGCGTGCGAGTATATCAAATACGAAGACTGTATCTTGTATATTACAAATTCCGTCATCTACACACCACTCAACATGGAGAAAGAGGAAGGCAACAAGAAGAAGATGGAGTTCGCGATGGATGTTTTGACCAACGACCTCTTTCCCAACTGTCCTACCGAAAAAGAGAAACGGTATATGCTCGGGTATATGACCAATACATTGATTCGATGTGCGCTTGGTTATCGAACGGCGGATGACCGAGACTGTTATGTCAATAAGCGCATCGAGCTAACCGGAGCCTTGTTGAACAATCTCTTTCGAAACTACTTTAACAAGAGTGTCAAGGACATTCAGAAGAAGGTCATTCGAGAAATCAACACGGGTTCATGGAAGACCACCGAGGATTATGCGAGTATCATCACGCTCACCAACATTTACAAGATTGTGAAACCTTCTACCATTGAGAATGGTCTGAAACGAGCTCTTTCGACGGGTGACTTTGGGATTAAGCATTTGAACTCGAACAAGGTGGGTGTGGCGCAAGTGTTGAATCGGTTGACCTATGCGTCTACCCTGAGTCACTTGAGACGCATCAACATGCCGATTGACAAGAGCGGAAAGCTGATTGAGCCGCGTAAATTGCATGGGTCTTCGTGGGGGTTTCTGTGTCCGGCCGAGACACCCGAAGGTCAATCGATTGGGGTCGTCAAAAACCTCAGTTACATGACCGTGATTTCGGGGTATTCCGACAGTCTACCCATTCACGAATACTTGGAAGGAAAAATCACTTCCTTGAAAGAGATAGAAAGTCCACAGGACCTCTACAAGCGTGTCAAGGTCTTTGTCAACGGAAAATGGGTCGGCATCACAAACCATGCGATTCAACTCTTTCACGACTTGAAGACCATGAAGGCCAAAGGTATCTTTCATATCTATACCTCGATTGTGTTTAAGTTTGATACACAGGAGATTCGTATTACAAATGAGTCGGGTCGTCTCATGCGTCCTCTGTATCGTGTCAAGGACAATGCGCTTCTCATCACACCTGAGATGTTCAAACAGATTGACCGAAAGGAACTTGCTTGGGATGACCTCATTATGAGCATCAAGATACCTGATGCGGTCATCGAATACGTGGACCCCTTTGAGCAATCGTCTAGCATGATTGCGACATTCCCAGACAAGATTACCGACCAGTATCATTATACCCACTGCGAAATTCATCCAAGCACCATCTTTGGCGTCATTGCCTCGTGCATCCCATTTCCAGAGCATAATCAATCCCCGCGTAATACATATCAGTCTGCGATGGGTAAGCAAGCGATGGGGGTCTATGTGTCCAATGTCAACAGCCGTATGGACAAGACGGCATACGTGCTGAATTATAGCATGAGACCTCTCGTAGAGACCCGTATCATGAACATGCTCAAGCTGAACCGTCTTCCGTCTGGAAATCAGGTCATCGTAGCCATCATGACCCATACCGGATTCAATCAAGAGGATAGTATCTTGTTCAATCGTGGCAGTATTGAGCGAGGTCTGTTTCATGCGACCATCTATCACACTGAGAAAGATGAGGACAAGAAGACGAATGGAGAGGAAGAAATTCATACCAAGCCGAATAAACTCAATACTCGTAACATGAAGTTTGGAAATTATGACAAGATTAACAAACAAGGTGTCATGGACGAAAACGAGTTGGTGGAGGACAAAGACATTATCATTGCCAAGGTGGTGGTCATCAAGGAACACAAGAATGACAATACGAAGCTTATCAAATACGAGGACCAGAGCAAGTCCCATCGAACCGACGAAGAGTCTTACATTGACAAGAACTATATTGGACGGAATGGCGACGGATATAATTTCTGTAAAGTGCGCATTCGAACGCTGCGTCGCCCCAACATTGGAGACAAGTTTTCGAGCCGCCACGGACAAAAGGGAACCATCGGCAACATTCTAGAGGAAGAAGACATTCCCTTTACCAAGGATGGACTTCGCCCAGACCTCATTATCAACCCGCACGCGATTCCTTCGCGCATGACCATCGCCCAGATTAAGGAGACTCTTCTTGGAAAGCTTCTGCTGGAGCTGGGTCTTTTCGGAGACGGAACGAGTTTTGGCGAACTGGATATGAATACCTTGTTTAAGGAGCTCAACAAGTGTGGTTACGAGTCCAAGGGAAACGAAATCCTTTACGACGGAAAAACAGGCGGACAAATCGAAACCTCCATCTTTATGGGACCCGTCTATTACCAGCGTCTGAAACACATGGTGAACGACAAGCAACATAGCCGTTGTATCGGACCCATGGTGAACTTGACGCGTCAGCCCGCAGAGGGACGCAGTCGTGACGGAGGTCTTCGTTTCGGAGAAATGGAGCGAGACTGTATGATATCCCATGGCGCATCACGGTTTACGAGAGAAAGAATGTATGATGTGTCGGACAAGTATTCGGTTCACGTATGTAAAAAGTGTGGACTGATTGCGATTTTCAACGACAAGAAACACATTCATCTGTGTAAGAACTGCGACAACAGGACAGAGTTCTCTTATGTGGAAATCCCCTTTAGCTGTAAGCTACTCTTTCAGGAGCTCATTTCCATGAACATTGTTCCTCGCATCATGACCTAAAACATTAAACAATGAATATAAATACCTAAACTTTAAACTTTTTATTTTATATTGGGCTATACTAATGAGCAATCTAGGTGGAGGAAAGCAAGGGTCAAGACCGGGAGCAGGCTTCGCCAACTCAACCTTTTGTGCGGACGACGCCATGAAACGTAAAATTCTACGCAAGTCTTTTGGTAAAAGCAGTTTTACTCGTAGTGACCAACAGGTCATTCGTTCTTTTGCAGGCCCATTTCGGGCCTCTACGAACCAAGGGGATTTTTTAAACCGAGTGGGTCAATCCTGTGGAGGTAGCAATCAATCTAACTCGAACAGTATCAGCCAGAAAGACTGTGGCTCCGTGACCCTCGGTATCTCGACCACTGAAGTTCCTCTCTATTACGGAAACCGCGTCTATGTCTCGGACAGTTCACTGTATACTCGTTTCAAGAACCTGGACAGCACACTGAAAACCTACAACGACTTGAGCTTTGGAGGAGACGCGCACAATGGGTCTTATAGTTTTTTACGTAAGGTTCGATAGAGAACAGGTTAAAATATGTATATAGAATAATGAAAAAGAAACGAACAAGACGAAGCTATGGAGGAGCAGCCATGGCGGCAAAATTAGGCACGGGTCTGAAAGACGGTAGTGCGATGGCGCTCAGGAAAGGCATGAATGCCACCGGATACACATTGAGGAAAGGCATGAATGCTACCGGGTATACACTGAAGAAAGGAAGAGAAGGCGTGGGATTGGCCTTTCATAAAACAGGAGAAGGTGCTGGACTGGCGTATACAAAGGCTTCAAATGCGACCGCTGCGGTTACACAGAAACTCAAAAATACTTATTCCGCGTTGCCCTCACGCATGAATGTAGCAGAAAGAGTCAAAGGGCTCGCCGTCAAGACTCCCTCTGCTAAGAATGTATACAATACAGTGAAAGGGTTTAAGGCATCCTCTCTTACAGACATGTTTACGAGTAAAGAAGCAACAGGGAACGAAGAACCAGAATGTTCGTATTTCGAGATGTTGAAATATGGCGCATTGTCTATTCTTTTGTCTCCTGTTTATGTCGCGACCGTCCTTGCGAACTTGCCCATGAATACTATTAATAATTTATCAGACAACCGCCTGAAAGAGGTGGAGATTGACGCGCTTAGCAAGCAACTCTACCGTTATCTCTTTTATGGCTACAAAAATAGCAAGGATATTGATTATACACAATTTACCTTACCTGATGCGGGTAACATTATCCAAGATAAAAAGATTGTGGTTGGATGCAACAGCTGTAAAAAGACCCAGCGAGAATTCAGAGCCGAACAATTTGGTCAAACGAGTGAGCCGCCAAGACAAACCGGAGGAAAAGTCGATTTTAATAAAATGGTCCAAAACTCGCTCGGGATATTAGGAGGTAAGTCAAAGTTAGAATTTAACCTAAAAGACACGCTCGATTATGTGGAAAATATACCCAAGCTGAATTACGAAAGAAGGGAACACCTTGAACATAGTATACGCCGTATCACCGACCTGAAGATGATGGCCAAAATGTTAATTCTGATGAATACCCTCTTTGTAAGAAATGGACAAGACGAGTGCGAAAACCCTATCAATCTAGGCCCGGAGGCAAAGACGGTGATTGATAGTGTCCAGGTATCCCGTATCATGAATCCTTTTGCTCTCATGGAAAGTTATTCTGAGAAAGAAAACAAGTTTAAAGTCGATTACAAAGAGACCAGTCGGTGTATTATTAAACATATGTTATCCGACACATTTACCGGAGATGAATGTAGAAACAAATGCACCACGTGTACCTTTCAAAACAACATCACTACCTTGATGTCAAACTACGCGCGGCTTTTGTCGAATATCTTTCGCGGAAACGAACGTGGTATGGTGACCATTATTCAGACCTTTTTTTCTATCATGACGAAACATAAGTTGAAAGATACCCCGATTGAGAAACATGAAGTCTACAAGACTTTGTCCGAAAGTTATATCACCAAATTGAAGGATGACTTTTACACAGAACTCTTCGCGATACGATATGATTTCAATGTAGAAAACTTCATCGAAGAAAACCGTCAAAGCTATGATACATTCAAGAAAATATTCTGTGACTATGGATTAGTCAAAACCATTCGAGAACACACGAAAGACCTGATTGAAAAGTCCTTGATAGACACCAATAAATTAAAGGCCGGGTCTTTGCCCTATTACAAGACCAAGATTCGTTCCTTTTTCAAGACAAACTTCTACTTTATTGCGGCTTAAAGATTGTAATCGGAGAACCTTATAATCGGCGAACCTGAATCATATACATCATCCCTAAGACAAGAGTCGCCCATGCGGCCACGTATATTTTTTCCTCCATGGGAAAGGAGACAGGACTAGGCGAGTTTTCTTGTACCTTGTACATATAGAATAGTCCAATATAAAAGAATGTCCTCCATAAGTATTTTAATCGAATCTACATGTAGGGTCAAACATTCGTTTGTGTTGCTTGTAATCAGCCATTTCAAGTATTGATTCATAGTTCTTTTGAAGAGCATTGTTTTTGTTCGAATAGCCAACGGTGCTTGAGATAAGAGGTGTGTATTTTAGTTTGATGATACACGCATCCTCCTCATCCTCGAACGGATTGATAAAGGGTTCTCGTGGTAAATAAAAGGAGAGGCATAAAAGAACCACCGCGAAAATTAATAACATATATATATACATATGTTATTTACTTGGAAAGGACAACAAAGACACGAAGTATACCCTGTAAGATACAACGCATTTACATCTCCAAATGCTAACCAATCCAATTTTGAAGGAAGTTATCCAAAGGCGGATTTTACCTCTAAGGCAACGGTCAGCTGTGGGAATGGACGAACCGAAGTCGTTACCAGCACCTCTATCCCTGTTTGTACACGTAAATATTCACGACCGCTAAAGATTATCCGAAAACGTCTTTTGTCCACACAGGTCAAACAATCATGTAACAAACCGACGATTGACGAAGCTCAGAATCCTATTTATACTCAAATGAATGTTGAATGTTTACAGAATACGGTTCAAGTTGGGTTTGATACAAACACAATATGTTATGGCATCAAGCGTCCAAATTGCCAAGGAGGAACCAACCATATCCAACGCAGTGCTTCCACTGTCATTGACAAAAAGTATAGCACATCCAATCGGGAATATCTACAAAGAAAAACCAAGACGTATGACCAGAACATTAGCAAAGGAAAATCTCTGGGAAACAATCTTTTTCAGAGCACGAATGGCGTCGAACAGAACTGCATGACCTATAAACGGTCCAATCCTTCGTTTGGCACCCAAGGCGGAGTGACCGCCGCAACACAAATAAGCAAGGTGAGAGACCAAGTCATTCGGGCAAACTGTAATCCAGTTTGTCTCCCCTCACGCAAGGATGAGATTCGACAGTGCGCTGTCGTGAGACAATCTCGTGCCTATCTACGACCCATGACATGTTAATAGGGATACATGGATACAAGTGTTTCGTGAGTCGGTAGGTTTTGTTTTTTACACCATTTCATACATTTCACCAAGTAACGTTTCTTGTAATATTCTTGATTTTCCGGACTCTCGTCGGAGATAGAGAGGAGTATCTTTAGTATCGCAATGTTCTGGGCTTGACCTAGGATAGAATTAATCTCTTTCAACTTGGAAAGGAAACAATTCGGTATATACAAATCCAGGAACGAATAGATAGGTTCGGTCTTTAGACGAGGATAAAAGAGAATCATTTTCTCTATCATGGCTTCTAAATTATGGACCTGCTTGAATTTCATGCACACAATGTATTTTTCTGAATTGGCAGGTCTGCTCATGGTGGGCTTAATAAAGATAACCTCCTCGTATAAATAAGTCAACAGATAAATGATTTCCGTCATGGTAGATGTATACGTGTCAAATACTTTCAGAACAAATGAACCCCCTTTTTTCTGTAAGACCATGGCAAAACACACCTCGGCCAAAATAAGATTTAATGCACTTTCTTCTTGCTGATTGAAATCATGACTAAAGTCAAATCCTCCATCTCCCGTGACAAAATCCATAGACCCGCCATGTTTCTCTTTGACATAGAGAAGATTCTCTAGATGCAATAGATTACCTGTTCCGTCACCTTCTTCAATATGGATATTTTTGTTACTTTTCATAAGATTACGTTGACATTTGTCCCATACGGGTATATCCTTGTCTCGCTCCAACAGAGTCATTCCGTAATACAGGTCTTCGCGTTGTCTCCGATGATACAATACGGCCTCGATAAATCCACCGGGTCCTTCCGCCAGATGATAACTGTTCATGGTGTAAGGAAAATGAAAGGAGCAACATTGTAATATTTCGTGTAGTTTAAAAAAGGCACGAGATATGGGTTTGTATTGACAAACACATGGAGTATGCGCATCAAATGGAGTATTGATATACTCGAAAGGGTTTGTTATTTTCTTGTATTTATCCCAATATCGAAGATTGGGTTCAATCTCCATTTTAATCTTATGGGAGTATTCACGAAGCGATGGATTGGAATAGGTGCGGTCTATCTCTTTAAAGACAATGTCTTCCGCGTCGATGAAAACCATCATGTCGTGAATAGGAAAAATATTCATTCGCTATACGATAAACACAATGTCTATTTAATCGATTTTATAGATTATATAATAGCCTACTTCGCAAGGACAATCTTTCGGTTGAGTTTCTTAGGCACGCCAATGAGAACCTTTTCAGTTTCATGAACAAAACCATGATACACCATCTGCGTGTCCACCTTTCGTATCTTCTGAAAGACGAAATACTGATTGAAGAAAGACAACTCCTTTTCTTTTTCCGACATGACAGGAATGTGGGTAAGGTCGCCATGTTTCATCATGTAATCATAGAGAAGTTTGAAGTTGCCTACTCCTGGCAAGTCTAAGCCGGGCAACTTGGCCGCTGGTTCAAACCCATATTGTTTCATGCATGTGATGAAATAAGGAAACTGGACCAGGTATTCTTCAAACTCCTTGTTGATGGTTTCCTGATAGACTTGAACACTGAGACCAATCGAAGCGGCTGTTTCTTTAAACTCAGTTGCGTCGTATTTTTTGGTAATGCTCCAGATTTTCTTAGAGTCCTGTCCTTCGATTTCATGGTAAAACGCAACAGGTTCTTCTTTCGATTTGTCCTTCAGAAAGTTGAACACTTTGACACCGTCATAACACGTTCCCGTGAAATAGCCGCCCACCTTGATGATATCCGAGCAATTTTTCATGAAAGCGTGTAACGTTTTCTCGTTCTTGAACATGTAATGAAGAGCAAACTGTATGCTTCCTACATCAAACAAGTCTTTCCCAAGTCCATAGACTCTCTCCACGTAAGCGCCATACAGTTTTGACTTTGGCTCCTCTGCCATCACTTGGCTGTAAACCTTTCTTGTGAGGTCATCGGATTCACTGAGAAACTCGCCGGTCGAAATGAGCATGGACGTGTCGGCTTGAAGAAAGATGGCGTCAAACATGGACCGTTTGACACGCTTCTTTTCAATGAATCTTACGCACGCCCCATCCTTTTTATTGTGAATGTTATCCTTGGAGATGTCTAGACCCAAGACAAACGAAGGTTGTTGATTGGTCCATTTAGGAATGTCTCCACCTTTTCCAACAGCATAGTCAATGAGCGTGCATCCTTTCGACATGACCGTTTCTAACAAAATCTTCTTGACATGAAGGTTATGGAAGTATCGCAATCCGCGGGTATACGATTCGTCGCTCGTTCGATTGTAATAAACGCTATCGTCTTCCAAGTTTTCAAACCGCATCTTCTTCAGCGGGTCCGTCAATAAATCTTGGGTGATGGGATGGTGAATACTATACCAGTTACTATTCGCGACTGGATAGGCATTACCAAACTGATTTTTGTTTGTGCGATAATCATACGTCTTGTCGTAACGGACGCGCAGCGGAACCCATCGAAACTTCTTGTCCTCTGTAAACACATATCTAAACTCTACAATGGTAGAGGTCTCAATGGGTTCATTGTTTTCCGTATACATGTTCAGTTCTCCGGTGCTGTCTTCTCTCAGAGGGAGATAACAGAGGTAGGCAGTTGGGTCATATGGACTGGTCGGAACAAACAGGGCTTTTTGATAGGTCGAACCCGTCGCGGCTACAGCAAATTCACCTTTAAAGAGCATGTTCTGTGGGTCAATCATTCCATCCTTTTTGCTATCGTATCCCACGTGAAGATTGAGACGCTTGTAAGGAACAACCTCCTTTTGTTCGAGCGAAGTGAAATAGCTGATATCGTCCGCGCCCTGTTTCTGGTTGACCTCTACCAAGAAATCAATGGTATTGAACTCGGGTGGCTTCCATTTAAAACTATGTCCCCATGTGTATTTGTAATTTTTTACAGTATCTTCTGGATTCTCCATGCCCACACCTAGACCCATGACCGTGAAGATGACGCCATCTGTTTCGTATTCATAATTTCCCGACTGTATCGTATAAAACAATTTGCTACAACACTCTTGCATGGTCATGGACGGACCAGGGATGAAGAATGTTTTCATTTTCAAACGAAACGGTGACACTTCTGTTTCGTGTATAAGGCTCGCATTCAACTTGGTGATAAAGTTTCGCATTCGATAGTAACGTGTCTTACGCACAGGTTCTCCTTCATTCCACTTGTAAAAGGGTTCTTTTCGATAGTCTTTCGAATGGATAAAATACAGGTCGAACGCAGCAAAGGTGTTAATCTTTTTCTGTTGGTGGCCTGTATAAATGAACTCTCCGTCCAGAATAGACCCACACAGTTCGATCTCTTTCGTGTAAGACCCCGTGTATTGAACCTTCATGTTTGTATCAATCATGTAAATTCTACCATTCTTATTGACACAGAGTAGTTTGCGTTCTCCATCTGCTTTTTCCGTCACACAAAAGTCATTGAAAATACAGGGCGCCTTGTTCTCTTCTTGTATCAAGTGAATGTTTTGTAACGTATAACTCGACGGACCGATAAACATGCGATTATTCACGACGGCAGGCGGTTTTTCGGTTGGATTCACATAAATGAGGTATTCGCGCAAGACGTCCTGCTGTTCCCTAGAAGGGATGGGATAGTTGGTATTTTGGATACCACTCGCGATATAGCGAATGACCTTTTGCATATGGTCAAAGACCGGTTTCAGATTTTTAGAGAGATACGGAAGGTCTGTCAGCTCCAGCTCAATTTCATAGGTTTCTGCCTGTTGAAACAATTGACTGGAAGAAAACTTCTTTTCACGAACCAGTTGGTCGCCCTTCATGGCGGATTTTACAATACTTAAATCTACTACCAAGCCTTTGATGTCTGGATGGGTCAGCGTCAAACGATTCATGTAGCGAAAGGACTTTTCTAATTGGTTCCAACTCTGAAGTAGGTCAATCACCTTGGGGTCTTCAGGCGACAACACGATTTCTTTTTGAATCGCAAACTGAAATCCGTAGTCCAGATTCTTGTAGTAGTCAGGATATTCTTTCACTCTATCTTTCAAGATAAACTCGGCTTGGTCTGGAAGTGCGTTTGAGGTGCAAAAGTCTCGAATCACCCCAATGTCTTTGAGTTCGCAACGTATCTTATCATTCGTATAACAAATGATTTTGAGTTGATAACTTTCGCTTGATTTCACAAACCCATACGACAAGAGTCTCGAGTAAACGCGTTCGAAGGTGGCTTTGTCTCTTTTTCCAAAGCGGACCTCTCCTTCGAGCTGAACGCGCGGGTCTCGCAAGTCATAGGCTTCCATCGGACGAGAGCTCTTTTTGTCGAATTTTTCCGCCAATAAATCTTGATATACCTTCATCGCGGATGAAAGATTTTGTGTCATTCTATATATTAAAAGGATTTAATTAAATCATTCAATTTTATATATTCTTTTTAAATACTCTTTTATATGTTCATACAAAGATGCCTTCTTTTTTTCCACATTCAGACCTAACAAGAGCGACATATCAACCAACTCGTTCAGTTTATAGTGGTGGATAGAATGAAGCGGTTTTTCAAGATGGATATGCATGAGCTGGGAGGTGTCCTGTTCTGGAATCGTCTCGTATTTTTCATTCATGAACCAAGTCGGTTCTTCTGAATATAAAAAGTCGAGACAAGTTTTCTCCAATATCAATACAAGCCTCACTTTGTAATAATCACATAACTGATTCAAGGTAAAAAAAGATATCTTCGGTTCATAGACTAGATTGTTTAAGATTTCTTCCTTGCGCTTGAATTTCAGACCTCCCATGGATTCGGCAATACGTGTCTTTTCTTGTAGTTCCTGAAATGTGTGAAATCCTAATACTTTGAGATTGTTTTCTTGTAACCTCATGAAAAAGTGATAAAACAATGCGTCCTGATAAGAAGGACGCTTTGCTTTTTTGGGTGGGCGTATTTGGACATCAAAGGATGCTTTCATACAAAAGGGTAAAATATCTTTTGAATTCATTCAATGTTATGTTCTCTGTCATTGTGTTTAAATCATTCAATGAATGGTATGTTTTAGCTTATCCAGTTCATCTTCCATGACCTTAATTTCCACCTCTTTTAAAAGGACATATTCGATGTAGCTGTCCATTTTGGATAAGGTTTCCGGAGACAAATCGTCCATGTAAATAAAAGAGCCGTTGCTGTTCTCGCTAATCTTAGAGGGTTCGACTTCATAGACAATCTTCAATATCTGTATCTGTTCCTCTTTATTAAAGGTATGAATGACGCGTTGCATCTTGGAGACGTCATAGGTCTGTTCCATTTTATCAAAAAAGAAATCAATGTTTAAACCTATTTATAATGTATACCTTAATCTTTTTGAAGAATTTCGCCCATCGCATGAATACACGGGTCATTCAGTTCAAACCGTATACCAATCAAGGATACGTTAATCCATTGCTGTGTCGTGAATAAGTCAAAATCGATTTCTTGATTGTGTTCCCGTGTGACAAAGATAGTCAACGGGTTGTTATCCTGCTTCAGCAAAGCCCGTAGCCCGACCTTGGTAATTTGCTGGATTTTACAGGATACATGCATATCTTGTTCGGGGCAACATACAATTGCATCATAAAATACGTGATAAATGATGTAATCTTCTTTCAATAGACCCGTCTTGTAATGGTTCAGTCGAACGCTGTCCTTGTAGACATACCCCTCCTTCCGACATTTTCCCTCCAAGTAAGCCTTCCCGTAATTGTCAAAATACTTCTCGATGTTGTGCGTTCCCGTCATGCATTTCCAATATTGAATACATATGGTTTCTTCCAACATGATTTCTTTCTCCATCTTACGATATAGACAAGATACATCTATATTCAATTTTTTAGATAAGTAATTTATACCTACAATTATTTCTTTTTGATAGAGGGTCCTTCGATATGTTGGTAATATTCCATCTTGGACAAGAAACTTCGAGGGCTTCGTGTCTCGTCCAAGTAACGGAGATAGACCTCGGCTACAATCGATAAAATGAATACATTCAAGGATTTGGTATTCTCAATGGTGTAAAAGTTCAACTTTCGTAGAATCTGGTCATTCAAGAGCGTCAAAATATCCGTCTTCTTGTTGTTCAGCACATATTTTCCGGTCGTAATGCGGACCTGCTTTTGCTTGGTCTTGAAATGATAATGTTTGTCGTTAAAGAAACCCATGAACCCGATGAGGTCCGAGACAACCACGGGTTCAGGTGGATAGGCTTCTACGGTGGTCTTTTCTGTATGGGTTGCGCGAGTCCATACCTCTTTTTCGACGCCTACCAACTCGGGTCTTAACACGTATAGCACCCCTTTCGAATGTATCCCATCGCGGTCCAGGAGATGGATGTAGCTCATCTCCTCATGAGTAAGCACCAAGGGTTTATAATATTGTAATAATTTTTGTTCAAACTCACTATGGTCGGTCTTCGAAAAAAGATAATTCAGTAAGTCCAACTCTTCTTTGAGATTAGACTGTTCGCATAAATGTGTCACCAAATACCGGTCTAGTTCTGCCTGTCCAATCTCTTTAAATTGTCTATTCATGTATTGGGTTGCATCGTAATACATACTATACCAATCCATCTCAACGGCTTCACTCGGTGGCAAGGTCGCCTTGTTGTAGTTGGTGCGCATAATATCCACCATGGGATGGCCCTCCTGCTCCTTTACATCCGTTGTATCCAAGGTAAAGGATAACGGCTTCACTGGAATCGGATGTTCGCGCTGATACATGGGAAGATGAGGGTCTTGCAACTCCTCGGGTTGAAAAAGAATGAGCTTACCTACCATCACCAAGGTGCCAGTCTTGTTAAATTTGTCGCTCACAATCGTTTCCTGTTCAATCATATCTTGAATCGTGCGTATGATATTCAGTTTGGTCACGGTATTGCTGTGTAACCGATGAATGATTTCATTGAGTGTATACACATGTCGGAGCTGATAGAGTTGTTTCACTTTATCGGAAACCTTGGATTGCTTGGTGTGTGCATACGAAAAGGTGGACGTGTCCTCCACCTCCCCCGACTTGAGTTCATTGATACAGGTATAATTACAGTTTTCCATGTAATCACAGAAGTTGCTAAAAGGTTCATCTTTGGGGACATAGTCCATGGTTAACCCGTTGCTCAGGGTAATGGGAACCATTTGGTCTATCTTTGAAAAGTTTTGTTGTTCTTGGTGTAAGATACAGTCCACTGACGCACTCTTCAACAAACGAGTCACCTTACCAATCTTAATCGACTTCTTTTCGGCCATGCGATAAATAAGATGGTCTAAGGATTCCACTTTCGGGTCACTTAAATAAGCACAATGTAAAAAGAGTTGAACATTTCTATCCTCTAAGGGTAACTCTTTATGACTACAGTTTCGTCTGGCCCGTCCAATGATTTGTTCGATGCGATTTAAGTTATACCACGGTTCTAGGATATGAACTTGTCTCAGATTTTTCAAGTCAATGCCTTCGGTGCCCGCCTGAGAAATCAAAACCACCTTGACCCGCTCTCCATGAACGTTGTTCTGCGTCAATACACTAATCTCTTCATTTACATTCGGACTAAGTAATTTATCACCCGAGATGATGGCATATTTGGCCGTCTTGTTGGGGCCTTTGTAGTCTGGATTTTTTCCAAGATTAAACACATTGACATCGGGTTTCTTGTCTTTAAACAGGGACATTTTCTTTTCGCCATACCGCTTAAACCCGTATTCTTCCAAGGCCAGTGCAAATGGAATGAGTCCGCCTGTAATATACTGGGAATAGACCAATACGGTTCCCTCGGACTCGATGATATGGTCTAATACAGCCTTCATTTTGGCACTGTATTCACCCAATTTGTCGTATTCAAACATGCCTCGTAGCGGGGTCTCTTTGTATTCAAAATCGGTTTTGGTGGTTTTGTATTGCATCACATGGGATAGACCGTCTTCACCTGTAAGATAACCTTGGTCGACCGGATAACTGATAATAAGGGTTTGTATCGGTTTTAACAATTCATTGTAGCCGAGAGAGTCCAATAAGTCAAAGTCTTCGACGGAATCATTCAGTTTCCCCAATACCGATTGATAAGCCGCTTCTTGCTGGGCAGATAGAGAGATTCCATACAGGTCAATGTATTTCAGGGGGACGGTAATCTCCTTTTCGTTAAACTGAACCGTTGGATTCGGCAATAAGAAAGAGGAGTGCTTATCCGCATACATTTTCGGTGTAATCAAATAAGGAAAGCTATAAGGGTTTTCGCCTCGAACATACGAGACATATCCATTCGCACTCTCCAACAATCGCTTCTCTCCGTCTGGTTTCAATTCACCTTCTTTGGTAAAGACGTCCGAGACACGCAAGATGGAACGATTGTCGTTTAAGCGAAACAGATTGAGTAAAAATACAATTTCCCTTGCGTCGTTGTACATGGGGGTTCCTGTCATAAAAATGAATTTCATTCCTTTGACATTCTTCACCAGCTCCAGGAGCATGCCTGCCACTCGTTTTCCAATACTATCACTGGGCTGGTCTGTGATACGAATGTTATGAATCTCGTCAATCACAATCACCCGAGACTCAAACGTATGTTTCAACTTTTTATAGTCTCGGCTTTGGCGACATTTTTCGATAAAATTAGCAAAACTCACGTATCCAATAAAAGAATAATTGTCTCGGATAATCTTCTTGATGATAGAGACCAATTCTTCCCTCGGCAAAGAATGGATTTGATAGGCATTGAGGTCATTGAGCAGCGAGTTCCCGACGCATCCATTCAATATCCATAACCCTTTTTTCTTCTCCAACTTAGTCGGGTCAAACAATTGAAGCTTGAAGTTTTCCTGCACGTTGGGTGATGCCACCACTATGATTTTTTTAAAGTTGGCCATGTATTTTGAATAGGTTCGAAGGGTCTCTGTCATGGTGCTAGCAGAACACGTCTTTCCACTTCCTAGACCATGATATAAGAGCAAGCTATTGTAAGGGGTATCGTAGGACATGAAACGTTTGACAAATTCCTGATGTGGCGCCAACTCAAAAGAACTCCCTGCCATACACATGGATTTGGTTTTAGAGGCAATCTCTTCTATCTTTCCTTCATACTTGTAGGCAAACTCCTTTTTTAAAGCAATCTTACCTTGAAGACCAGGATTTGCCACACTTGGATAAGTCCCCGTTCCTGTCATTATAATGTTTTCATATTAAAAAATAATACTTTCTTCCAACAAAGTGTGTATACAACGTATAATATCCAGTTTCTCCGTGTTATACTCTCGAATATGCTTACACGCTGCCTCATAATTCATCCATTTCAAATTCCCAACCTCGCTCTTCTGATAATTTTTATCATCCAGTGAGATAAAATAGGGTATCTTTGCTAAAAAGTAACGATGTTTATAAGATTTCATATTGGACCCCGTAAATATTTCTTCAAACCCAGATAGGTTTTCAATGAGTTTGATATGGTGTTTGTCATAACCCGTCTCTTCTTCAAATTCTCTAAGTGCACATTCAATGTCCTTTTCTTTGAAATTTCTTCGACCCTTTGGAAAGCCCCATTCCGGTTCCGTCCAGGGAGAGGCCACCTCGAATAAGTCTCGGTTGGTTTTCTTGATAAAGTCAAATTTGTCTCGGTTCGACGTATCGTATTCTTCTTCGTTCTTGTTCCATAGCTTCGCCCACAATTCAGGATAACCTTTCGTGAGAATGAGGGTCTTCTCCTTCTCGGTCATTTCCATGAGAATATTCTTCAATTGAAACACGTTTTTCTCCGAATATTTTCCTCTTAAAAAATCCACATACCCAAGCGTATCCTTTCGCTGGATAAGCAAATATTCGATTTCATCTTTCAAATTGACACGAAAACAGACAATCCCGAGACTTGTAATCGGTCGTTTACAGTTAAAAAATAAGTGGCCATTGCCTCCGCAATTATTACATTTGGGTTTTTGATACATCTAGTAAAAGAAAGGGGTTTTATTTATATATTTTATACAAGGATGAATGACCATGAGGTTCTTTTTTCTTACCTCAAAAAAAGTATATCCTATTATGAGCCCAACAAGGTAAACCGAAAAAAAATAAAGGAACTATTCTCTTGTATCCCTTATTTTGTCTCGGGTGAAGACCAGGACATTTTATATCCTCTTTTTTTAAAACACCCGATTCATTGTTACTACGATAGCGAAAAGGGGTTACAAGAATACGTCTATCTAATCTATCGTCTCTATCATCGTGAAAAAAACAAGCCCTATCTGGATTATGATACATTTTACAGAACAGACCAACAAAGACGTGAAAGAAATCATCATATTTACTTTATCATGGTCGTTTGTCTCGTCATTTATTATCTCTATGCATTACAATGAATGTGAAATTCATCATTGTCCTATTGACAGGCGGATTCCTCTACAATACCTATCACGATAATTTCATTCTGAACAGTCTCAAGACACATCAGAAATACTATAAAATGGCAGGTATAGTCGTCTTTGGACTGGGGTTTTATCTCATGATACATCGTAACCCTACCGAAAGCATGTCCTTCATGAATGCGTTTAGACAATACATTCAGGTCATGCCGATAGACCGACAAACCAAAGACATGATACAACCTTTTTTACAAAAGGACCCCGCGGAAAGGATACGGACCTCGGGCAAAAACTCGACTAGTCGTAGCGTGAGTGAGACAAAAAAGAAGTATGTGGCCTCTCAGCAAGGATGGAAATGTAAAAAATGTCAACAATCTCTCACAGCATGGTTTGAGGTGGACCATGAGATACGACTAGAACATGGCGGGTCCAATGAAGTCGAAAATCTTGCTGCATTGTGTCGCAATTGTCACGGAGAAAAGACAGCTATGGAAAATATTTAATATTCGAAATACTATACTATAATATCTATAATATACTATAATATCAAATGGATGGAAACACCAATACGTATTCTTCCAATTCGAAATCCCTCTTCCTGATTCTACTCTTTGTATTCATTTCATTCGGAGTGTTTGTGTTTATGGTAAACCCTTATCATATCTTGGACCGATACAAATTGTATATGATATTTATCTTTTTTTTTATCTCTTTTGGTATATTCTATTTTATCGAGTCTCATTTTAAAGAGGATACGTCAGAAAGCCTTCCCGAGTCTATCGCCTTTTTTTGGCCTCATTTCTTAAGGGTCGGTAAATTTGTTTTCTTTGCTATCCTGTTGACATGGGCATTCATATTGGTGTATCGGCAATTTGTTGAAACCACCACGACCATGTTGGAATATTCCTTTCTCTTGACCATGGGATTTTTCGTATTATTGCTTGCGGTTCTTTATCAAGGAGACATGGCTCCCTTGAACAGCCCCATCCTTCGTCTTGTGATTGACTTCATCATGTATATTCCCTGTTTACTTCGCGACTTGGTCGATTATATGAAAAAGGATTATGCCGATACACCCTCTACCACCTTTATTCTATTGGTTGTTTTGATTTTATATGTCATCCTTTTTTTCATTTTCCCAGAAATACAAAAGGAGTGGTCGAAACAAGACGGCATTACCTTGATTGAACGCCCCGTCTCCTTGGAGGAGGCTTCGTTATCCATGAACCGTAACGAGCTCTATGAGAAAATATTCTATAGCAAACCATTCTACGAGAGATGGACGAGACAAATTGTCGTCTATTTAGAACAGAATGACTTGAAAAAGCAAAAGGAAAGAGAAACGCAAAGAAACGCACAAAAGGAAGGCGCGAAGGAAGGATTTACCACGTTGGAAACCCAAGACAGTCAGTCGCTCTATGGATGGTATAATGCGTTGGAAAGGTATAAACAACTCATCTTTCAAGACATGAGTGAAGATATCAACCCAGAAATAGATAGCCGAATGAAGACACTCGAAGAGAAGAAGAATGAATACCAGAAAAAAATACAAGATAAAATCCGTAACAATCCTCAATTGCTGGGTGTAGTCGATGCCCTTCAAATACTTTACTCTACCGTTCGCGCAAGCGGAGACACCGTGTTGACCATCCCCTATGTATTACTCGGAAAGCCTTCGGTCATTGACGGAAACATGTATCATTATTCATGTTCCTTTTGGGTCTACTTTAATACCCTGGAATTTTGCGCAGACAAGCAATTGATTGTGAGTTTTGGCACAAAACCCTCGCTATACTACACGCCCTCTACAAAGGAACTATCCGTCGAAATAAATCAGGGCGAGACCACCCATCGGAGACAACTGTATAAAACAAATAAGATATTGTATCAGAGATGGAACCATATTGTCTTCAATTATCAATATGGGACATTAGACCTCTTTATCAACAATAATTTAGTAGGAACCTACAACGCCTTGACCCAAATATACTCAGACGAGCTTCTTCTGGTAGGGTCAGATAGTAATGAAAACATTGGAGGTATATGTAACATGAAATATTATGAGTATCCTTTGACTGCAGATAAAATACAGAAGATATATCAGGAGTTTCACAATAAAACACCGCCTGTATGAAAATATATATCCTTTTAATATACAATGGAAATAACCTCCTTTACCTCCATCTTGTTGGTGATTATTTTTATTATTGCCATCTATTTCGTCCTTACGGACCAAGTGACGGGTGCGACCAAAATTATTTTGGTTATCTTTATCTTGGTATTAGGTCTATTGCTAGCCTCTTCCCTGTCCATGTTTAAAACCTACAACCAAATCCTCGATTCTCCGAAAAACGCACAAGAAGAGTTTGTCTATTCGAATTTGCCTATTCCTACGGCCAGCTTCAGTCTAAGCACATGGGTCTATATCGATGACTGGAATACGGATTTTGGGTCAGAGAAAAACATTCTGTCCCTCGACCGACCCGGAGCAACACCCACCCAGCTCATTTTGGACAAGAATGAAAACAACTTGTTGATACGTTATGACGTTTACGACGGACAGGTCGGCTCAACCCGAATGAAAAACCAAACCATTACCATTCAGAATATCCCGATACAAAAGTGGGTAAACATGGTGGTTTGTTTTGATGCAAACTCGACCGACACATACATCAATGGAAAACTCATCGATACCCAGTTGAACCCATCCCCGTTATTTACTCCCAAGACTGCCGACAAACTCTATCTGTGCAAAGGAAACAAGGGGTTTTCTGGAAGTATTTCAAACGCTCGATACTATGGTCGGTTTTTGTCTCCGCAAGAGGTGTGGGACATTTACAAAGCCGGATTTAGTGACAATTTATTCGGAAATTTGTTGAACCGTTACAAGGCAAACTTTACGTTCTACCAAGACTCGGAGGAAGTTGCCAAATTTATTTTATTTTAATATCTCTTTTCTATAATGAACCAATCCAGGGGTCCTTCTACCATTAGCGGGAATTTCAAGAAGGTTGTAGAAAAAACATCAAACATGGCGAGCTCCTTGAAAGAAGCAGTCAAAGAAAAGGCGGCCAATTTTAAAGAAGTGGTTCAAAAACGAGCCGAAAACGCAAAGGAACAAATACAAGGTGCCGCGTCGACCGACTATATGGCAAAGGGCGCTGAGTTTGTAAATTCGAATACGACGATTAGTCGATTTGTCTTTATCATGGCTCTGTTCTTGCTTTTTATGGCCGCTTTTAATGTAGGTGTTTCGCTTATCCAACAATACTGGATGAATAGCAAAAGCCCCATTTTGATAGATGGAATGGTCAGTGCCAATAAATTAAAGGTTGTCTCTACCAATCCAAATGTAGATAAGAGTGTGCCCATCTATCGGTCTATCAATCAGGAATACGGTCTAGAATATACCTGGAATGTATGGGTCTATATTGAGGACCTAAACAAGATTGACAATAACCTCTATCAGCGCGTATTCTCTAAGGGAAGCCAAGAACCCGGTATAACAGGTGTTGCAGTTCCAAAGATTAACTCGGGAGTCGTGAATGAACTATTGAATGCTTCCCCGGGTTTATTTATTACCAAAAATGCCGCAGATAATTCATTGTATGGCGATAAAAATTTACATGCCGGGTTAGTGCTTGTCGTCAATACGTTTGACTCTGGTTCGAAAGGCAACGACTTTTTAGAAACCATACACATCAAAAATATTCCTCTCAAAAAATGGATGTGTGTTACCATTCGCGTAGAGAATACCACGGTAGATATCTATCTCAATGGTATTTTAACCCAGAGAAAAAAATTAAATAATTTACCGAGACAAAATTATTACGATACCTTGATTGGCGATTCAGATGGCGGGTTCAATGGATTCATTTCTTCGCTTCGTTACTACGACAGTGCCATTCATTACGATGACATTCAAAGTCTTTACAGCAAAGGGCCGAATCGAACCTCTATCGACACCTCCATGTCAGATAACATACAAAATTACCTTTCAATGAACTGGTATTACAACCGTTAAAATACTTATGCCTAGTTTGCCCTTTTAAAGAAACTGGTCATGGCCTGATTCCCTGTCTTGTCGTTCTGATTGTCACGAAGGATGTTTTCAAACAAAATCTTCTCTGCTTCTTTTTGTTTGAGCACCTGTTCCTTCTTTTCGTATTTTTCAAATTCCAAGTTCTGTTTCAAGGTCTGTAGCTCCAACAGGAAGCTCGCCTTTCTGCGTCGAAACTTTGGCATGTCATACAAGACCAGCGTAAAGAGTTGCAAGACGGGTTTCATGATTTGGTTTGTAATATAGATACCATAATCAATCTTCAACTTGTTCTGTTCGATAAACGCAGGCGTTTCGATACGGTCTCCTTGGAGTTTTGCTTTTGGATTGACAATGTAAACGTAATTGATACGGTCACCTGGAGCCGGCTTGTTTCCAGGGTCTCGAATACCGATGCGCTCGGCCAACACATGATGAGCAATCTGTTTTGGATTCTTGTAAAAGGACCGCAGTGACTTGCTTATCATGAGTTTCTCAATCGGAACCTTCTTCTGGACGATTTGAAGCAACATCGTGTTTAAGAAATCCATCGACTTTTGAACATCTTTTTCGGTCATGAGAATGTCAATAATGCCTCCGTAAACATCTTTGACAATCGGAGCGTTGTCGCGTCGTTTCAAGACAATACCCATCGACTTGCGCTTACAATAGGTCGGGTCATATTCATAAAGCATCCCTACATATCGTTTCTTCGACAAGAGACAAAACGGTAGGAATGTTTTCTCGTATTCCAAGTCATGGGGTTTCTTCAAGAACCGTGTCGCCAAGGCGCCGGCCTCCTGGGCAAGTTCAATCGTCACCTCTAGCGCGCGTTGAGGTTCTACCTTCTTGCCGTCTTGGGAGAGATGAAAGGTGAAGAAGACCGAGTCCGTATCCCCATAAATGTATTCTGCTGCGGTATGCATCTTTCCATATTTGGTATCTACCCAAGTATCCTTGTATACCGTTTCCACAACTTCCTTGCCATATTTCAACAGTTTACGACCGATGGCAGTCGTGGAGGCCGCCACGTCCATCTCGTAAAAGGTGCTGGTCTTGGCACCACATTGTCCATATAAACTGTTTGCGGTGACCTTGATACTGAGCTGTCGCTTGTCCAAGATATTCTTTTGGAACGGGTCGGTCTCCTTCTCCATTTGTTTCTTGGTGCTTTTACGTGCCGCCAAGAGCTCTTGTAAAATAGAAGGTAAAATCGCTTTCTTTCCATCAGGATATTGTGCAAAACGGCATACCTTGAAACCCGTGAGAACCTTGACCGAAGCACTCGACCCCGTCTTTTTATATTCAAAGGTATCGTAGGTGACATCGACATAGTCGTATTCTTCCAAGTTGTCATAGATAAATTGACCTTCTTTGTCACGTATACCCGTAATGAGCTCCTTTCCAAACTTGTCTGTCTTGATAGCCCCGGCCGTGTCGTATTCCTTGGTCCATACCTTGCTATCATGTGAAAGATTCTCGCTGATAATGGAGGAGGGATACAGAGACCCGTAATCGAGACAAGCCACTGGGTCTTCCAGATACAAGTTACATTTCGGCTCAAGGACAATCGCTCCCTCGTAAAGCTCAAACGGATTCCCTTTGGAGATAAAGGGCATCAAGACATCGTTTTCTCGGCATTTCTTTGCCACGTAACTGGTTCCTTTAATACCTTGGCCGCGCATCACCAAGAAGTCAATCGGCACACTACAGAGCTTACTCATCTCTACGAATGTCGTCAAGATGTCCACCTTTTGAAAGATTTGATGCACGAGATTACAATCCTGAATACAGTATTTGGCAATCAGTCCGCGTTTCGAAGGCCCCTGATGGGTCCATTTGAAAATCTCCTGAGGGGAAACGTCGTCCTTGGCAAGCCCCCAAGTAAGCGTCTCGGTTCCCTTCAGTGTCCCTTGAATCCGAAACCCATCCTTGAAGCACTCGATAACTTGAAACTTGCGTCCTTCCTCATAGAGGTCACATGAATGGTTGATGATTTCAAAATGGATAAAGCATCCTACCTCAATACCTTTCAAATTCTTGCTCCAAATACGAGAGGTGTCCGCATCATTTTCGTAACGCTTCACTGTGTCACTCAAGAGATATCCTGCGACCGAGTCTAGCTTATACGACGATAGGTTGAACTCTTTTCGCATGTAGGTATACATATCAATCAACAAACGTCCCGTCATGGGTATACGAGTGAGGTCATATGGACCAGACGCCAGCACAATCTTCGTCTCTTCTACCTCGCAAGAATATTCTTTGGCACGCCCCAAGTTCATAAAGGCTTCTACACAATCTAGCTCTTGCGACCGTTCATGCATAAACTTGAAATCGAACCCAAAGATGTTATAGCCAATGATAATGTCAGGGTCTTCTCGCCGAATCAGCTCACTCCACGCAACCAACGCATCCTTTTCGGTTTTGTAGCATTCCAGCGTATGCTGTTCCAAAAGGGTATCCGTGTCTTGAACGCAGATACAATGTTGAAGCGAACATTGTTCTGACCCATAGGACATGAACGTGGACCCAATAAACGTCACTTGGTCGCCTTCCAGCGCAGGAAATAGCTGACACAAGACATCCATGAGATACACGATTTTCACCGGCGTGTCAATCGATGGATTGCTCAAGAAATCGACCAAGTCCGATTGGGCTTCAATCGTCTTGTATTGAACCTTCTTCGAATACCCATCTTCGTCACCGTCACCATCTCCGTCATGTTCGGGTTCCTCCACCTGAAAGTATTTTTGTATCTTGTTCTCGGCCTCTTCCTTTTTCACAATCTTGTATGCCATCAGGCCTTTGATACACAAGAGTAGTTTGTCTTCGGTCGGCGGCTTCTTCGGATAACAACGGTCAATTGTCAAGGTCTGTTTCTTGTCAAATACATTCAGAATGAGCTCCTTGAGAAGAGTTGGATAATCCTCTTTGGTCACCTTTTCCAAATGATACACCATATCGTAAGCGACCTTCTTGTAATCTTTGATGGCCTCTGGAAAGTCACCGTGACTACTGCTGGCTTCAATATCAAAACTACATATCTTATAGGGAACAAATGTATCCTTGTCAATGGGTCGAACCGATTGAGAAGAACATGATATTTCTACCTTACAATGCGTCGCCTTATGTTTCACTTTCTCGTAATCGTGAATCTGTATCCATCCAGAAGGACTAATCTCTTGGATATGAAAGAAACGCAACAAAGGAGGAACCATACATTCATATAGCGTCGTCGGCATGCCCTCGTAGACATACGGGAAGACCTTGGCCGTTTCCTTATTGTAATACAGTTGTTTGATAGCATAAATCAGTTTCATATCTTTACAGGTGATGTAAATAAAGGTATGATACTTTCCTCCGTCAAACCCATACAACGCCTTGCGTGAGACAATCTTGTAATTCACCATGGACTTGATGCTCATTCGAACACTTACATTTTCATGCTTTCTGAAGTGAGCCATGAATGCGTCGCATTGATGTGTGGTCCAATCGTCACCGACACGAATATACAAGAAAGGACAGAAATCAGTGATGCGTGTCACATAAGTCACACGTTGTTCGTCGATACCAAAGAGGTCAATCGTGAACCCATCGTTATCTTTCACGTCAAAGCAGCAGAGTTTGTATTGAACGACTGGTTGAGAAGTCATCTTTTCGTTTCAACCGACTTAATTCTTTCTTCTCAATTTTTTCGTCTTACCTCTTGCCTTTTTTCGGCGTGGTCGTGCCTTGGTGGCAACCCGTTTGTTTCGATTCAACGGTTCTACCGCACGATTGACAAAGTCTGTCATTTTTTCGGGTGAACGTTCGTCGTTATACTTTTCAATCATACGTCCCTTTTCGAATCTTATCAAAGATGGAAACCCATCGGTATTTTTACCTATCTGGCTACCCGACAACCCAGGATGGCTGTGCATGGCTGAACCATTGACCTCGACAATTTTCACTCTTGGGTTAGCCATCCGCTTGGTGATTTCCCATTTTGGAAACATCTCAATACAGTGTCCGCATTGAGGGTGAAAGACCAATACAACGCACGTCATCTTTCGGATACGTTGTAATCCCTGGGCATAGTTGCTTGGTTCTATCCTTTCTACACCCATAATAATATATACCTATATAAAAATGAATAAACGTGTATTGTTTGTTGTATTTATACTTTTTTTATGGGGTATATTGTTCCTAGTTCAACGTAGTCAAAAAGAAATCACGGAGCCGTTTGTCGGAGGTCATTGTCCAACCACCCTGGTGAAAGACGGTGAATACATCTTTTTATACGACCCCCAAAAAGCGCGAGTGCCTGGTGTAAATCCGATTCAAATGAAAGGCCTGGAAGACTATAAGCAATTTATCGAATGGCAACGAGCTATTTCCTTAAAGTGTCCTATCCTTCATCTAGAAAAGGTCTACAACGCACAGGGAGAAGAAATGTATGAAATACGTCATAACTTTATTGACCCTGTAGAAGGCGGAGTGCCACATGAGAATAAGCAAATGCCTTGTGATAGCGATACATTGAAACAAAATCCTCCCTATAATGCGAACCAGTATCCATCCTTTGACAAAGAAAACCAAACACAGGGAAATCCCGGAGCCATGACTCTCTCCTTACGATAAAAAGAGATTTAGGTTCTGAATGACATTCTTGTTCAGTCGTTTGGGTTTGACCTTGGTAGGGTCTTTGTTTGGATAGGTAAACTCTTCCATCTCCCTAGGGTTTTTCTCCATGGCCAATAACATTCCTTTTACGTGACCGTATTTTTCCATCAACACGGTCGCAATCGACACACTGACATAGGGAATTTGTGCAAGCATGTATAGACTAATGTTGTCTCGGTTGAGATGGCTGTTCTTTTTCTTAATGACGCTTGACTCTTCATAGGTCATGACAACCGTCTCTTTCTGGCTTAAATCGACCATTCGCATGATATACCGCGCCGTTTCCTCTACATTTGCCGGCTGTAGGACAAAGAATCCTTTCTTGGTCATGTTAATCATGGCACTGAGCAATGCGTCTCTCGACAATGAACCACTATAGGTTAGAAGTGAACCTTCTAACATATAATACACCTTGAACCCATTGGTTTGAGCAGTTTCTAGTCGAAAAGATTGTTCATGGTAACGCCCGTCTTTGATACTGGCTTCTAAATCACTCCATGTTTTCCTTTCGACTAGATAATTTGAAAAGGTCATGTCTCCGACTTCCAAGTTTTTGGTTTCGACTACAATCGAGGGATGCTGTTCCTTTATCTTGACGCATTCTTCCAACAGACGAGACTCGCGATAATCCAAGTAGAGCGTAGCCATTGTATACATTTATTCGTAATGTTTAAATGGGTTTGGGTCTTATGTTGCAGCAAGAGACTGGAATGCCGCGGGTGCATCCCAACGTGAAATTTGGCGCAGTTTTTCGCTGAACATGGGAACGATTACGCATTCCAATCATGCAAACGAGACCTGCTTTCTTGTCTCCACCGCAAGTGGACTGATTGGTAATAAGAGCAATTTGAATACGGCGAGGCATTATACTTTACTCCTATATTTTATTTTCTAAAAAGATAACTCGGGTTTCCAATTCCTGAATACATCCGAGCAATACGGCAATAAAAGAAATATAGTCCACTCTCTTTGTACCTCCTTCTTCCGAGACAAGTTCCGGATAGGTTTGTTCCACCTCTTGAGCGATCAATCCAATCTGAACGCGATCCGTATCTTCGTCAATACGCTGATATCTATGTCCATGAATATGTTTAACCTGCTCCAAGGTATCCATAAGAGGTTGTATATTCTTTTTTAATTTTCGGTCCGAGGTGGTAATGATACGTCCATTCAAGGTGATGTTCCTAAATGTGGTGGTAGAACAATTAAAGAATACAATGGAACCGTCGTCAAAGGTGGCATTTGCTCCACTCTCCAGGTTAAGAGTTGAGCTCGGCTTCATGACGATACTTGTCCCTGTGCTCATCTCAAGCACAGTATTGTCTGTAAAGGTGATGCCATTTATCCGTGCGTTGAGAGGGTCTTTTTTAAGGATGGTCGGCACAGCAATCTCTAAACTACCCAGCACGTTGATTGGCGGGTCCGAATTGGGCGGTGAATAGAAATTTTCTACAGTCAATTGATTGACCACTTGATTGATGGTATTTGTATTCGTAGACTGTAACGTGTCATAAATCAGTGTGGTAAACTTGCCGGTGCCATTCCCTGTGATGGAACCTTGCACCAAAAGGGCTCCGTCCACTGACACATTGTTCTGGACATAGACGTTGTTGTTAAATGACGCGTTTTGTTTGACGAGTATCGTATTGAAAGACGCGTTGGTTGAGCTCATCTCTCCCAATGTCGTCAATTGAGTCACATCCAGTGGACCTTGAATCACAGCACTTGTATTACATATAAGGGTGTTATGTCTTGATTCTCCTGTCACATACAACGTGTTTATCGTGGCATTGTTTTCTATCGATACATTGCCTTGCAGTGTGGTTAATCCTGTCACGTGAAGGTCTTGGGTTACAGAAACGTTGTAAACATTTAAACGATTGTTTAAGGTAACTTCCTGATTAAAGGTCGCGCTTGTTGCCATCAGATTTCCTACCAGCTCGGTGGCTCGATACACAATAAGGTCTTCTATAATCGATACATTGCGAGCTTTCAACGTTGAACTGAAAGAGGCGTTGAGGTCTACGACTATATCCCCTTTGATAAAAGTGTTTCGATTTACATTTAAGTCTTGAACTATGGAGACGTTTCGCGCATCCAAAGTGTCGGCCATAGAGACATTCTCTTTCATTGTGACCCTGCCCATCATGTCTGTGTTTCCAGAGACATTCAAATAATAAATGGACGCGTTTCGGGCCTCCAGTGTAGTGGTGAAAGAAGCATTGGCTTGAACCACCAAGGTGCCGGCGATACGCGTGTTCCTCGAAACCTGTAAGTCTTCCACGATGGATGCGTTCTGAGCCTGTAGCGTTGTTGCGAAAGAGGCGTTTGAATCTATGTTCAAGGTTCCGGTTAGATGAGTGTTCCTCGAAACTTCCAGGTCTTCCACAATCGATAGATTCCGAGCTTGTAGAGTGGTGGCGAAAGAGGCGTTCTCTTTTACATTCAATAAACCATCGATACGCGTGTTCCTAGAAACCTGTAAGTCTTCCACAATCGACGCGTTCCGAGCCTGTAACGTGGTAGCAAAAGAGGCGTTCAATTGTGCGGTCAAGGTGCCTGCTAAACGAGTATCTCTTGAAACCAGTAGGTCTTCCACGATGGACGCGTTCCGAGCTTGTAATGTGGTCGCGAAAGAAGCGTTGGATTGGGTCAACAAGGTTCCTGTTGTCAAAGTTCCAATAATATGACCGTCTCTTGAAACCAGTAGGTCTTCCACGATGGACACGTTCCTGGCTTGTAACGTGGTCGCGAAAGAAGCGTTGGCTTGGGTCGTCAAGGAACCGGTGAGACGAGTGTTTCTCGACACATGTAAGTCTTCCACAATCGACGCGTTCCGAGCTTGTAGTGTGGTGGCAAAAGAAGCGTTGGCCTGAGTCGTCAAGGTTCCGGTGAGACGCGTGTTCCCTGAAACCAAAAGGTCTTCCACGATGGAAACGTTCCGAGCTTGTAACGTGGTTGCGAAAGAGGCATTGGCTTGGGTCGTCAAGGTTCCGGCGATACGCGTGTCTCTCAAAACGTCTAAGTCTTCCACGATGGACACGTTGCCAGCTTGTAACGTGGTTCCAAAAGAAGCATTCAATTGGGTAGTCAAGGAACCCGCGATACGAGTATCTCTTGAAACCTCTAGGTCTTCCAGGATAGACACATTCTGGGCTTCTACTGTAGTGGCGAAAGAAGCATTGGATTGAGTGGTCAAGAAACCGGTGATACGCGTGTTCCTTGACACCTGTAGGTCTTCTAGGATGGACACGTTCCGAGCTTGTAACGTGGACGCAAATGAAGCGTTCGCTTGCACCGTCAAGGTTCCGGTAAGACGCGTGTTCCTGGAAACATTCAGGTCTTCCACGATAGACACGTTCCTCGCTTGTAGCGTGGACGCAAAAGAAGCATTCAATTGCGCGGTCAAGGTTCCAGATAGACGCGTGTTTCTTGATACGGACAGGTCTTCCACAATCGACGCGTTCCTGGCCTGTAATGTGGACGCGAACGAGGCATTGGCTTGTGTCGTCAAGGACCCCGCGATACGAGTATCTCTTGAAACCTCTAAGTCTTCCACGATGGACACATTCTGAGCCTGTAACGTGGTCCCAAAAGAAGCATTCAATTGAGTGGTCAAAGACCCCGCGATACGCGTATCTCTTGAAATCAAAAGGTCTTCTAGAATGGAGACGTTCTGAGCCTGTAACGTGGAAGCAAATGAAGCGTTGGCTTTTACATTCAATAAACCCTCAATACGCGTGTCCCTCGAAACCTCTAGGTCTTCTACAATGGAGACGTTCCTGGCTTGTAACGTAGACGCAAATGAAGCATTCAATTGCGCGGTCAAGGTTCCGGATAGACGAGTATTTCTTGTGACGGACAGGTCTTCCACGATGGACACGTTCTGAGCCTGTAAGGTCGTTGCGAAAGACGCATTGAATTGAGTGGACAAGGTTCCAGCTAGACGCGTGTTTCTTGCGACTGACAGGTCTTCCACAATCGACGCGTTCCTGGCCTGTAATGTGGACGCGAACGAGGCATTGGCTTGTGTCGTCAAGGACCCCGCGATACGAGTATCTCTCGAAACCGATAAATCTTCCACGATGGACACATTCTTGGCCTGTAACGTGGACGCAAAAGAAGCATTCTCTTTTACATTCAACAAGCCGGATATACGCGTATTTCTTGCTACATCAAGGTCTTCTAGAATGGACACGTTCCGAGCTTCAACGTCCGAAGCAAAAGACGCATTCTGGGAAACGTTGATTATCCCTGCGATATAAGTGTTTCTTGACACCATCAGGTCTTCCACGATGGACACGTTCCGCGCTTCAATATCCGACGCAAAGGACGCGTTCTCTTGCACGTCCAATCTTCCTGAAAGGAAACTATTTCTTAATACGGACAGGTCTTCTACGATGGCCACGTTCCGAGCCTGAACATCTGATGCAAAAGACGCATTCTCAGACACGTTCAGGATACCCGAAAGATAGGTATCTCTCGACACCATGAGGTCTTCTACAATCGAGACGTTCCGAGCTTCCAGGTCCGAAGCAAAAGACGAGTTCTCGGACACGTTCAGTATTCCCGTAAGATAACTGTTTCTGGAGACCATCAGGTCTTCCACGATGGACACGTTCCGAGCTTCAATATCCGAGGCAAAGGATGCGTTCTCGGACACGTTCAGTATTCCCGCAAGATAACTGTTTCTGGAGACCATCAGGTCTTCCACGATGGACACGTTCCGAGCTTTTAGTTCTCGGGCAAAAGACGCATTTGATGAAACGTTCAGTACGCCGGCAAGGTAACTGTTTCTGGAGACCATCAGGTCTTCCACGATGGACACGTTCCGCGCTTTCAGTTCTCGGGCAAAGGATGCGTTTGAGGATACGTTAAGTATCCCTCCAAGGTAACTGTTTCTTAAGACGGCCAGGTCTTCGATCATGGAGACGTTCTTGGCCTGGACGTTAGAGGCAAAAGAGGCATTCGCGGCCACGTTGAGAATTCCTCCCAAATAAGTATTTCTAGAGACAAGAATGTCTTGTTTTACGGAGACATTCGATACGTCTAAATGGGTAATATAGACATTCTTTTCAAACGACGCATTGTCCAGTGTAAGAAGACTGCGCTGGATACGCACATCTCGAGAAACATTCAGGTCCTCTTCAATCGAAACGTTTCTGGCATATAGATGATAAGATACATTTGCATTACCTCTACAATCAATGTCGCTGAAAAAGGAACGTCCTGATACATCCAGGTCATAAATCCCGTTGACTTCGAGGTTAATTGATGAGGAATAGCCAACGGTTAACTTTTCATTGATTTGACCATAATTAAAATTCAAGGACTTTCTTACTATCATATTTTTTATTTCTTCGAACCCTAATAATTTCTGGTCTAGACCAGAAATATCTTTCACAATTAATGTGGTCATTATAAAAATACAATATTTTAACGAAACTAAAAACGTTTAAAGAATTACAGCGAGGATGTAGAGATGGAGGACAGAACAAACCCTTATAACCCTAAGAATAAAGAAATTACTTTACTGGAATTGGACACCTTGTTTCAATCTTTTCATATAAATTATAAGGTGAACAACTTGAATTTATTCAAGCGTTCTTTCGTCCATAGGTCCTACCTCAAAACGGACAATGTTCATTTTCAGAAAGTGTCCAACTGCATGGAGTTGAAACAACATTCGAACGAAAGGCTTGAATTCTTGGGGGATGGTATTTTAGAGGCCATTACCAAAATGTATTTATACAAGCGTTTCCCTGATGCGGATGAAGGGTTCATGACAGAGAAGAAAATTTGTCTCGTCAAGAACGAGCACATCGGAAAGCTCGCCTACAAGCTAGGACTACAGCAATGGTTCATTATTTCTCGAAACGCAGAGGAAAAGAAGACGCGCGTCAATTATAAGAAATTGGGTTGTCTTTTCGAGGCGTTTTTAGGTGCGTTGTTTTTAGACGCAAACTTGAACCAAGTCGAAGATGTCAAATTTGTCCATGTTTTTAATGTGGGTATTGGATTTCAATATTGTCAGTTGTTCATAGAATACATTTATGAACATTTTGTGGATTGGAATGAAATACTCGAAACAGATGACAATTTTAAAAACATTTTACAGGTAAAGATACAGAAGGAGTTTAAGCGGACTCCTCACTATATCATTCTAACCCAAGACGAGGACATGCGATACCATATGGGAGTCTTTTTATGTTTGACTGACAATATCCATGTGTTGAATCATTCAGACGCAAGACCGTTCGAAGAGGTCAAGACGTTTGACCAGATACATGTAGATACACATCCCTTTGTATTCCTTGGCTCTGGGACACATAAAATCAAGAAAAAGGCCGAGCAGCTGGCGTGTTTAGATGCACTTACCAAAATCGAAAAATACGAGAATCTGCGAAAAGACAAGTAACCGTATTGATGTTAAACACGGACCGTTTAATTTCTTCTTTTAATGTATGCCCCCTTCAAACTATTTTAAAGTGAAGCCTGTAGAAAACGTCCCCTTTCAATATCCAAAATTAAAGATACGAATTGAGAGAGACAAAAAGGCTCTCTATCAAAAATTTAAACGACCCACGCCCATTCGCATTGGTGTTCCTGTCAAGACGGGAAGACAGATTGTATTGGAAAAGGCAGCCTATGAACCGTCTATCAGAGAGACCGGAAAGAAACGTGAACCGAGAAAGACCAAACGAATGGAACCCATTGTCTTTGACACGGACGATGAACTCGTAAAAAAATACAAACATTATTTGGATGTTCCGCATCTAGAAATCAAACCCCATTATTTCAACAATCGTTACGGTTTCTTCAAAGATATTCAGGAAGAGATTGGAGGCATACATATGTCGGAAGAAGCAGCCTCTTGTGCAAGCAAAAACAAAAACAAACCTTTTGAGAAAATGTTACATCAAGAAATCGTCAATCATTATTTAAATACTTATACACCTTACAGAGGATTACTCATTTATCATGGTCTGGGTTCAGGTAAGACATGCACCTCTATTTCACTGTTAGAGGGGATGGTTCAAAACAAAAAGATATTCATCATGACGCCTGCGTCCTTACAGGCCAATTATCGAACCCAAATGAAATACTGCGGCAATCAATTGTTTCGACTCAAACACGCATGGAAGTTTGAGCCGGTCGAGGCGACGAAGCGTTCCTCTATTTATACCTTGTTTCAGATTGACCCTGAGGATGTGGTAGGTCATCCGTTTACAACCTATCTAAATAAGGTAAAGGGAGTTTGGATGGTCCAAGAAAAGGGTGCGTCTAATTACGAGAGCCTTTCCTTGACCGAAAAGGACCAAATCAATCAACAGATTGACCTGATGATTGACCTCAAGTATCACTTTATTAACTACAACGGTCTCACACAAGAGAAATGGAAACGTGTTTACAAGCCAAGTGACAAACACAATCCGTTTGACAATAGCACGATTGTGATTGACGAAGCACACAACTTTGTCAGTCGTATCAAGAACAAGCTTTCCAATAAAAAGGCTTCCTTGTCCAAGGAACTGTATCACTATATCATGGATGCAGAGAATGTGCGCGTGGTCACGTTGACCGGAACACCTTTTATCAATTATCCTTCGGAGCTAGGTGTGTTGTTTAATTTGATTGGAGGATATACAAAGGCAGTCGATTTTACGCTGGACCCGAAGGTCCCCCTCAACAAAGCCTATTTTGAGAATCTACTCAAGAAAGAAAACGGTATTGACCTTTTAGAATACAAGGAGAGCACCAAGCAGCTCCGACTGCTGAAAAATCCTTATGGGTTTATCAAGGATGACCAAGGCAAACTCGTCTATGAAGAACCGGGGCAAGCCTATTTTCAAGATTTTAAGGACCGGATTGAAACCCTATTGAAGAAACAGACCGATTTTAAAGTCAAAAAGACCACCCTGGTCAAGTTCAAGAGGTTTCCAGACGTTGAGGAAGAATTTAATAGTTATTTTGTCTCCGCCACCAATGAGATGAAATCCAAACAGTTCTTTCAATCTCGAATTGTGGGGATGGTCTCTTATTTAGGAGACAAGCGTGAACTCATGCCGGACATGGTGGAGACGGCGGATGGAGAACCCATCCATATCCAAGAGTGTAAAATGAGTATGCATCAGTTAAAATACTATGCCAACGTGCGAAGAGACGAGCGAGAACAAGACCTCAAGGCAAAGAAAAAGGGAAACGTGGACGCAGACGAGCCTGACGTTGGCACCGCCTCCTCTTATCGGTTCTTCTCTCGGTCTGCCTGTAATTTTGTTTTTCCCGAAGGCCTCCCGCGTCCTTTGCCTGGAGTAAAAGAAGCTCCCAGAGACGCCGAACATCCACTGGAAGGCGTTGTTCTAAAGGAGGTGACTGAAGAGTTTGGCGATGCTGCATCGGACGTCGATATATTGGACAATGTGGATGGTCTATACGACGAGACGGATGTCCTAGAGAGAAAACAAAATGGAAAAATGAAGATACTGGACGACTACAAAGAACGCATGGATAAAACGCTTGCTTATTTAAAAGACCATGCGTCGGAATGTTTTGAGTCGAATCTTCCCAAATATGTCAGCACAACCACTGATTTACCCGACGTTCTCTCGGTCTATAGTTCCAAGTTCAAGAGAATTTTAGCCAATCTCATGGACAAGAAAAACCATGGATGTCATCTCCTCTATTCCACCTTTCGCACACTGGAAGGGATTGGACTCTTTCGACTGGCCATGTTGTATCATGGATTCAAAGAGCTAAGAATTAAACGAGACAAAGGGAACTACAGTCTCGACATTATCAGCATGTATAGTCCTTCCGAATATGTTGAAAACCATTATTTCTCTCTGTATACGGGCACAGAAACGGCTGAACAAAAGGAAATCATCCGTAACATTTACAACAACGAATTCAAGAAAATCCCTCACCACTTGCAAACCCAACTCTCCGAGCTCTTCCCTCAAAAGACCAATCTTCATGGTGAAATTATAAAGGTGCTCATGATTACCTCCTCGGGCGCAGAGGGCATTGACCTAAAGAATACTCGTTTTGTTCACATCATGGAACCTTATTGGCATCACGTGCGTATCAACCAGGTGATTGGACGCGCCAGACGCATTTGTAGTCATTCTGACTTACCCAAGCATTTACAAACCGTCCAGGTGTTCCTTTATTTGACAGTGATAGGCGGAGAGGTAAATTTAGACCAGTTTTATGACATCAAGACCGCAGACAATTCATTGACCACTGATGAATCTCTTTATGAGATTATGGAGAGAAAGACCAGACTGTCGACTAAATTTTTAGATGCGTTGAAAGAGGTCTCCATAGACTGTGCTCTCAATCATACCAACAAGGACAAATGTTATCGTTATCCGATGCCTACCAGCAAAAACATCAAAAGTCGTGACGTTCATCTTGTCAACGACCCAGATTACAAGGACACTGCCGTCCGCGAGACAAATGCTCCAGCCGAGACAAAGGTCAAAATCAAGCTGTATGCCAAGAAATATGGAAATAAGATGTATGCGCTGGACCAAAGTAAAACACCCGTGGTTGTGTATGATTACAATGTGTATAAAACATCAAAGGCACTCGTGAGACTTGGCACGGTGCAAGAGGACAAGGTTGTTTTAGATTAACAATATAAAGAAGACCATCATTAGTATACAATGAGCATCGACACTCCTTTCTTTTCACTTGATGGTTACAGCACTTCGGCCGTTGTGGTTAAAGTATATGATGGTGACACAATCCACGTGGTCTTTGATTACATGGGAAAGGCATTCAAATGGAATTGTCGGATTTCCCATGTAGATACACCCGAGCTTCGCACGAAAAACCTTGAGGAAAAGAAAAAGGGTTACGAGGTCCGAGACAAATTGACAGAACTCATTTTGAATAAAACGGTCAAGCTGGATTGTGGTGCTTTTGACAAATATGGACGACTCCTTGTCGAGATTACTATCCCCGAAACCCAGGTTCGGGTTCATGAGTGGCTCATTCAGAACGGTTATGCTAACCCTTATGAAGGTGGAACGAAAAAGAAGTTTGAAAAAGAAAAAGAAAAGGCCGATGAACCCAATGTTTAAAATACAGAAAATCCTGAAGAAGATACGCCGGATGGACAATTGTCCGTCAGTTCCGTAGACGTTAACAGATAAGGCGCCGACTTTGCATAAAGATGTATCATGTTCTTTTTCATGGTATCTGAAGGGTCATACAAAATCTTTGGGTTCTGAGAGCACTTGGAAAACGACCCGGAACACATTGGGCGAGGAAGACTATTGACCGTTGCGTCGGTCAAAGTTTCATTCAGTATGTTTAAATAACTTACATTCGGCATAAAGAGGTTCTCTTTCTTTATCCCGGCTACCTTAATCCCGTATTCATCCGGGATAATCAAATCATACCCTTCTTTGGTAATTTGAGTAATCTTGCCCTTGTAATAGATGGTTTTATTGACCCATACCTTGGGTAACTTTTTCAACATATCAATGTCTTGATTTGTTTCGTAGTTGTTTTTGTCTGATATATTACCTTTGAATCGTAGACGCTGAACCTGAATATTTTCATTCGGATGGTTTAAGTTAAAAATACTTTCAGGATTAGAACTGAAGTAGTCTTCCAGAAAAGATGCCTCTAACAAGATGACACTTCCGACAAGGAGTTCATTCCTTGCCTCGTTTGTTTGTAGAAAAGCATCCTGCGCCTTTTCTACACTAAGATAGCAGGATGTATTGGTTCCAGATAGTTTCCATGGCTTTGTAATGGTGCAATTGTCCGTATCATAGGTGATGATTTCCGTAGAAGCGCCTAATAAGTTATTCGAAAGAGACGCTATCCAATCTTTGTATTCGATACGATCATTGTAACTCCCGCAATTTGAATAGGTTTTTCCACCTGTATAAGAAGTATTTTCGCTCGTCATGAGACCGGCGATTTCATTTCCATAGATATCCGTACATGTTATTTTTCCACTACAAAACAAGCTTTCTCCTTCTGGGCAAGCGGGGTCCATGTAACGGTCTACCGCTAGCTGGTCCACGACCTTGTTGGTAAAGACCGGAACAAGTTCCTTTTTCTCCAATAGGTTCAATTTGTCCATAATGTTGGAAAAAAATCCGACATTCGCATTGGCGGCTTCCACGCTCGTGGATTTCGTTGAAAAATCGAGTAGATTCTTAGATTCTTGTTCCCGCTGTCGTGTCATCCTTTTCTGTAACACACGAAGGATCATGTTCTTGTTGTCGATAAGAAAATTTGTATTGTCATAAAAATACTTATACAGGTTTTCAGGCCTTACGCTTATATCAGAGGTGATAAAATGAAGGTTCGGTCTTTTTAAAGAGACTTGGTTATTGACCACCTTAAACCCCGACTGGTAGAAGAGAATAAAACGAGTGTAAATATCGAATAAATTTAAAAACGCGGACAGTATCTTTTGTTTTAATTTCACCAAGGTTTCTTGTATATCAGCCCGGGATTTAGAGGGGTCGAACTTGACATAATATTGATATTTTTCTCTCATGGTTGGATTGGTCGCCACATGAAATGTTGCGGAGATTCGGCTTATTTCATTCGACAACTCTAACACCAAGTTGTATTCCTCGAAAATCTTTACCCGGAATAAGTCAACGACGTTTTTCCATACTTCTCTTGTGACGGCATCGCCCATTTTGTTGTCAATGGTGTCGGTATTATTTTCGAGTGCGGCTTTTAACTGTGCGCTATCTAAAAAAACCAATAACTCTTGTAGTCTCACGGGTTCCACCTCTTTCCATAAAAGACCCCCGTCTAACAGGTCCTGAACTTCTTGAACTCGCATGGTCGACAAATCAATGGGCACACTAAACTCGTCTTTCAATGCGGTAAACCCTTCCGGGTCCCTATAGACCGAGAATAAAAGTGTAATCAAAAAGAGTAGAATGATCCACAACAACATCTATTATAGTAGGAAAAGCCTTTATTTTCGACAAGTGCCGAATTTACTACCGCACTTAAAATCGCTGCAATAGGGAAGGGTATTCGGGCATACGTATTTGGTAGATTGAAGCACACCTGTTTGGCCACAGCAAAGAGATTCTCCTTTTTCAGTTCCAAAATCGGCAATACATTTGATGGCATCACTTGACCTAGAACTAGAACTAGAACTAGAACTTGTGCTATTTGAGGTCTGACTGCTTGACGCCCCTGCTGTTTGTGCGGTAAACCAAGCCAATAGAGCACTTTCAACAGGATTTGTGGATGGGGGTGGTTCACTACCGGGACGACTATCGTTCTCAAGACTTGCACAGTCTAACTTTTTTCTACTGTCACTATTGAAGTCACATTCTAACAGGTTATTCACTTTCACTCTACCCGTTTTGCTTTCGTTTAAGTTATATTGAGCAAAGTAAAACGGGTTTTCGGTTGTTTGGTATCGGTTAAAGCTGTAACTGGGTGTAAACCCGGAGGCGTCAAACGTTTCTCCTTCTCGTGTAAGGCTACGTTGACCCCCTTCGCAACGAAGGTCTTTCAACAGTTCGCCGCTCACGCAATAAGGGTAATAGAGATTTGTATAGTCATTGTCTTTAAAGGGTAACTTGAGCATAGAATAATTCGCATCACATGTGAGTTTGCCTATACAAAAATTGTAACTGACATCCTGCTCAGGCTTGTCGTCTATGGTTAGCATAAAATCTCGTATGGTGTTAAAACTTACATCATTTTTTAAAGCGGTTGTATTCAGTAAGGACGCATTGTTCAAGGCTTTGGTTCCTGCCCGTTTGAGCACACGGTTCACCTCAATCGAGTTCATGTTATAAAATCCCTCTTTTACAAAGAACTGGCTGATGAAAGGAATCACGATAAAGCAGATGATGAGAAGGATGATAATGACCGCGACATCGTTTTTCATTTTCATATACTCTATATTATTATTTTTTGTTTCTTTGGAAATAATCAATCAATTTCATTTGGGGCTCTAAAACCGAAAGTAACATCTGAGAATGTTTCTGTAGGG